GTGATGGTCCAATAAGACTTGAACTTGGTAAAAAGTATCCAGACGTATTCTTCATGGGATACAAGTTTGGTGAAGAGTTAGGCGATCTTTATAGAAGAGCAGATGTGTTTGTGTTCCCTAGCAGGAATGATACATATGGGATAGTCGTTCTGGAGGCAATGGCCTGCGGAACACCTGTTGCTGCGTTCGATGTGGATGGAGCAAGAGATCAGATTGTAAATGGCATCAATGGATACATTGGTGAAAATCTAGCTGATAACATTGAGAGATGCCTTGACCTTGATCGTGAAAAGGTATATAATACAGTCAAAGATATAAGCTGGAAAAATTCAGCAAATCAGTTCATCAAGTATTTGGAGGAGCCATGATTAGAGTTCTGAAGTTTTATGCTGACTGGTGTCAGCCATGTAAGTTGCTGTCGAAGATCCTAGAGGATGTCAAGACAGACGTAGTGATTGAGAACTACAATATCGACGACGAAGCTAACGATTGGATCGTCAAGCATTACAATGTCAGAGGCATTCCTCTGATGATCAAGCTTGATGAAAACGTTGAGATGAAGCGCAAGGCTGGTGTAATGACCAAAGAAGAACTAGAGGAATGGCTAAATGGTTAAAGAAAAAAGCAAGCTGACGGACACAAGAAGTTCGTTCAAGCCATTTCACTATCCTTGGGCATACGAAGCTTGGCTAAAGCATGAGCAAGCGCACTGGCTTCACTCAGAAGTTCCTATGCTTGAAGATGTCAAGGATTGGAAGAAGAAGCTGAGTGAAGAGGAAAAGAACTTCCTCACAAATATCTTTCGCTTCTTCACTCAGGGCGATATTGATGTGGCGGGTGGCTACGTCAAGAATTATCTGCCGAACTTTCCGCAGCCAGAAGTGCGTATGATGCTTGCTGGATTTGCTGCTAGAGAAGCACTGCATATTGCGGCATACAGTCATCTGATTGAGACTCTGGGTATGCCAGACTCAACGTATAATGAGTTCCTTCAGTATCAGGCTATGAAGGACAAGCACGAATACTTTGAGCAGTTCGCTAATCTAGACGCAAAGAACATCGCTCAGCAGATCGCAGCGTTCAGTGCATTTACTGAAGGCTTGCAGTTGTTTAGTTCTTTCATCATGCTTCTCAACTTCCCTCGTCATGGATTGATGAAGGGTATGGGTCAGATTGTCACTTGGTCGATTGTTGATGAGACAATGCACTGCGAAGCTATGATCAAGTTGTTCCGTACCTTTATTGAAGAGAATCGTGATATCTGGAACGACGAACTCAAGAGCCAGATATATACAATCGCAGAGAAGATGGTTGAGCTAGAAGACAAGTTCATTGACCTTGCGTTTAGCATGGGACCAATGAAGGATCTTTCGCCTGAAGACGTCAAGCAGTACATTCGCTACATTGCGGATCGTAGATTGATCTCCCTAGGACTAAAGGGTATCTTCAAGGTCAAGAAGAATCCGTTGCCATGGGTTGAGGAGATGATCAATGCTCCTACTCATACAAACTTCTTTGAGAATAGAGCGACGGATTATGCCAAGGGTGCATTGAGCGGATCATGGGAAGAGGTGTGGGCCAAGTGAAATTCAGTATTATTACTCCAACGCATCTTAAGAATGCGTATCTTGACGATCTATATGAGAGTATAGTCAATCAAACATATGATAACTGGGAGTGGTTGCTCTACCTTAATGGTGGGGCAACTGCTTCTCAATTACCAGCAAAGATTATATCTGACCCTAGAGTTAGAATTATAGAGGACACAGATAACAATCCTTGTGTCGGCTATAACAAGAATATGGCTTTCCATGCTGGTTATGGCGACATCTTGGTAGAGATGGATCATGACGATATCCTAACGCCAGATTGTCTTGCCGAACTGAAGATTGCGTTCGAGAACAATCCTGAAGCTGGCTTTGTATACAGCGATGATGCAGTATACCATATGACAGACACGTTCACACCATATGGTTCTGCGTATGGTTGGACGCACAAGAAGTTTCAATGGAACGATAAACTGTTGACTTCAATGGATTCTTTTGAAGCATCCAGTAGATCTGTCGCCTTCATCTGGTTTGCGCCAGACCATGTCCGCGCATGGAGAGCTGACTTCTATCGTCAGATCGGCGGACATAATAAAGAACTCAGTATTTGTGATGACCATGAGCTCATGATCCGCACATACTTGAACACGAAGATGGTCAAGATTCCTAAAGTGCTGTATATCTATAGAGTGACTGGTGAGAATACTTGGCTTGAGCGTAATCAACAGATTCAAACAACCACTGTTGAACTGTTCAATAAGTATGCATGGGATCTAGCGTGTAAGGATGCTCGTGACAAGGGACTGCATATTGTTGAGCTTGGTGGTGGTATAAATCCTAGAGCTGGTTGTGACATCAACATAGATATGGAAGATGGCAACCTGAAGCATGATCTGAACGAAGGTATTCCGCTACCAGACAATAGCGTCGGTGTTATCTACGCTTCGCATATTCTAGAGCATCTCTACGATAAGCACAAAATTATGAAAGAGATTCATCGTGTGCTTGCTGATGGTGGTTGGGCGTTTATTCAGGTTCCATCTACTGACGGTCGTGGTGCTTTCCAAGATCCCACGCATGTCAGCTACTGGAATCAGAACTGCTTCTGGTACTACACGAAAGCCGATAAAGCTGCTTTCATCAGAAACAAGGATATTCGCTTCCAGTCATTTAGGTTGGAGACGTTCTGGTGGGAAGATCAAATTGCCATAACTGACGCTTGGCTGCTGGCAGTAAAGAGTGATGAGCGCAGACCTGGATTATTGACGATTTGAGGTAGTTATGTACAAGTACACATATGATTGGTTCAATCAAAACGTAGAATACTGGGATGAGATTGTTGAGAAGATTAGACCCAGAAAGATTCTAGAGATTGGAAGCTTTGAAGGAAGATCTGCTTGCTACTTTATGAAAAATTGCAGCAGGCATCATTCAATTGACCTGTATTGCGTTGATACGTGGGCTGGCTCAGAAGAACATAAAAACATGGATGTTCTCTCTGAACTAGAAACTAATTTTGATCACAACATCAGTTACTGTGCTAAAACAGAGCTATCAAATCCAGTTGTTTTCTACAAGCTAAAGGGAACCTCTCACTTCCACCTATCAAAACTTATTAGTGACAACAACCGTAATTTTGACTTGATATATATTGACGGAAGCCATAAAGCACCTGACGTGTTATTCGATGGTTGTCTTGCGTTTAGTTTGCTGAGACTTGGTGGCGTTATGGTATTTGATGATTACAAGTGGATGGGATACGCTCCAGAAAATCCTATAGAAAATCCAAAACTTGGCGTCGATTCTTTTATGGCTTGTTATGAAAACAGAGTGCGTAGTATGGCGGAACCTGGAACATACCAGATGTATCTGGAAAAAATTGCGGAGTAATTATGATCTATATTGTCACACCTTGCACTAGACCATTTAATCTTGCTAGAATGCGCGCAAGCATTCCTGCTAATTGCAAGTGGATTATTTCGTATGACTCCAGTGTGAAGAGTCCAGTTCCTGTTGATGGCGCTACAGTAATATTCTCAAAGAACACAGGACACTTCGGTAATCCTGTTAGAAACACAGCGCTGGATTATTTGGCGTCAGTTGCCACCGATGATGATTGGCTCTATATTCTAGACGACGATAACATCGTACATCCAGATTGGTATGACGCTGTATCCCCTCATCTACAATCATCTTCAATGATTGGTTGGGACCAAGAATTCCCGAGCGGTGGAACTAGAGCTATAATCCCAGATGCACCAGGCAATGGTAACGTCGACACTGCGCAGTACATGATGCGCTGGGGTGCTGTCAAGAACATTAGATACGAACTGTTATATGAAGCTGATGGTATCTATGCTGAGCAAGCATTCAAGGCTGCAGGTGGTATCACCAAAATTCATAAGAACATTTGCTACTACAACTATCTGCGTAGAAACAAGCTAGGCAATAGATTGTGGGCAAAGATCTGTATGATCTCCATGTTCAAGAACGAAGCCAACAACATCAGAAGGATGTTGGATTCTGTTGCCCCATATATTGACTACTGGGTTCTACAGGACAATGGATCTACTGACAGCACTCCAGAAGTTGTTAAGAAGTGGGCTGAAGAAACTGGAATTCCTGGAACTCTCTATCAGGTTGAAGAGGGTTGGGTAAACTTTGGTTGGAACAGAGATCATCTTCTGCAGAAGACATTGTCCATGGATCATGCGTGTGACTGGATTATGAAGATGGACTGCGACGAGATCCTAGAAGTCGAAGAAGATTTTGATTGGAAGCCATTCTTCGAGAAGCCAAAACATGAGTCTTTCCATGTAACTGCAGTCAATCCAGGTACTATCTACTTCAGAGCATGGATTTGGGACGCTAATTTGCCTTGGGCGTTCAACCATGATCCTGCCCATGAAACCATTTATCTTACAAACGGTCGCGGTGAGAACTTCGAGCGTCATGGTTTGGATAAGAAGTTCAGAATGGTTTGCGATGGCAAGAATTGGGGCGAGAGTTACGCAGTACCAACGAAGTACATCTCTGATGCACTAAAGCTAGAAGAAAAGATGATCCGCGATGGGAACATGCTTCAGGATCTATATCACTTCTGGTACATCGGTAAGAGCTATGAAGATTGCTACAGAGGAAACTTCTTCCCTCTAGGCGAACTACACCAGAATGAATACGCCAAGCGATGCATTTTCTATTACGAGAATGTGGTTAAGGTTGGTAATGGTGGTACTCTAGAAGCTACTGGCATCAACGAGATGCATTACTATGCTCTGTGTGGTGTTGGCAATGCATATCGTTTCTTGAAGGAACACTCAAAGGCTATCGAAGCTTACAATAAGGCTATAGCGTTCTGTCCTCGCAGAAACGATCACCTGATTTATCTGGCTGAGATTCACTGGGAACTCAGAGATTATGGAAAGATGCTAGAGTACACAACTCAGCTGATGGATCCTGCCAGAACAGTACCTTTCCCAGATTACTTCTTCTTGATCAACACAAACATGTACTATGATGGCGGTAACTATCCATCATATCTACATAACATAGCGAAAGAAAACGCAGGAAAGGATCCGTTCAGATTGGCCAGCAAACCAAAAAAGCGTATCTTTGTTGTTGATAATTTCTATGACGATCCGTATGCAGTTAGACAATTTGCACTAGAGCAGCAGTTTGAAGATCATTCTGACTGGTACAAGGGTAGAAGAACATACGAACGTTTTCTACAACCACAAGTGAAGCGTGCATTTGAAGAGATCATGGGCCACAAGATTACTGAGTGGGAAAGCCATGGTATGAATGGCAAGTTCCAGTATTGCGTGCCTGAAAATCCTCTAGTCTTTCACTACGACAGTCAGACTTGGGCTGCGTTGATTTACTTGACGCCAGATGCTCCATTCTCAACTGGCACTAACCTGTATGCTCATCGCAATACTAAGATTAGACACATTGACGAAGATCCTAGAGCCGATACTTGCTTCTCTGGTGGATTCTATGACTCGACCAAGTTTGAGCTTGTAGACGTTGTTGGTAATGTATTCAATCGCCTAGTCATCTTCGATGCTCGTTCTTTCCATGCAGCTGCTGGATACTTCGGTAAGAACATTACAGATTCTCGGCTGTTCCAAATATTCTTCTTCGATTAAGAGGTCATCATGACTATAGAAAACGAATACGACTTTGGGTTCTCGTTTACTGACGAGAACGAGGCGTTGGGTATTATACAGTCTCAACCAGTAGCCAATGTCCAGCCGACTGTATCTCCTGATGATCTGAAGGCTCTTCAGGATAAGCTTGATGCTCTGCTAGACTCAAAGGAAAGAGAACTAGAAGATGCATACTCCAGAGCCATGGAAGAACAGTATAAGAGCAAGCTCAAGGAAGTAGAAGGGTTAATTTTACCTCTCCTATATAATCTGATGAAGAACCCAGAGAAAGCCTACATCAAGTGGGAAAACAGAACTGCGGTGATTCAGAATCAGATCAATAAGATTATAGCAATCACTAGGAGTTGATATGGCCGAGATAGAAACAGAAGTGTCCTGTGACAATTGCGGTTCACAGTACACACTCATTTATGACACAGACAATGTAAGCTACGACGCTGAGCATTGCCCCTTCTGCGCAGACATCGTTAATATTCAAGAAGACGAAGAATGGGACGATAACGAAGAAGATGACGAAGATACCCTACACTAATGGTATTCATTGGTATTGACTATTCATTAACATGTCCTTGTGTTTGTGTTAGTCGTAATAAAATATTCAAGGACAGCTTTTTTCATTTCCTCACAGACACGCCCAGGCTAGAAGGAAAGGTATACAATATTCTGGGTGATGCACATGAAGACTATATGTGCGACCAGCAGCGATATGAGAATCTCGCTGCTTGGGTTTTGAATATCGTATCGCCTTTCAGAGATGAAGATCATTATATACTAATTGAAGACTATTCTTTCGGATCAAAGGGAAGGGTCTTCAATCTGGCTGAGAACTGTGGTCTTATGAAGTATTTCCTATACAAGGATGGGTACAAGTTCTTTACTGTACCGCCAACTGTAGTCAAGAAATATGCCACTGGTAAAGGCAATGCTGATAAGCAGAAGATGTACGATTCGTTTTATGAGCTTACTCAGATCGATCTGATTAGCGTGTTCTCGAAGAATGGAAAGTTGAGTTCTCCCGTAACTGATATTGTTGATGCATTTTACTTGACACATTATATGCAAGACAGTATAATAAACGAAGATATGGAGAAGATCTATGGACCAAAAGCAAAAAGAGCAAGAGGTAATAAACAACTGTGACGCTGTGATTTGGGCAGCAGTCAGGCTAGAGAATGGCGAAGTTGACAACCTTATGAATTTCTTTAGATCGAATAACAACATTCAACCAACAGACTTGGGTCATAAATATAACATTCTGACATACAAGCAGGGGATCGAAGAATCAATCGAAGTGTTCTCTGCTATCATTGGCGATCCTAGGAACTATGTGGATCGTTTGTGTAAAGCAGGATACAATGGAATTATGTTCAAGCAGAATTCCTGCAAGCGAAAAGAGATGAAAGATATATTTCGCTCGTCGATGATTAATTGGGGCTTTTCAGAGAAAGCAGCGAAGGCGGCAATCAAACAACTGGGATAATTATGCATTACTTAATTGCTGGTGGGGCAGGATTTCTAGGTTCACATTTGGTCAAGAAACTATACAATCAGGGCCATAAGATCTCTGTAATTGATAATCTGATGACTGGGAGCAGAGACAATATTAAGTTCTTTCTGTCAGAACCAGAAAACAACTTTGACTTCTATGAGATGGACATTACCTCACACGTGCCTTATGGCATACCAAAGCTTGACGGTATTTTCAATCTCGCCTCACCAGCATCACCAGTCCATTATCAGAACACACCGATTCACACAATGTTGACAAATGTGGTCGGATCAAATAACCTATTACAACTGGCGAAACATCATGACTGTAAAATTCTCCAAACTTCTACTTCGGAAGTTTACGGCGATCCAGAGACTTCGCCTCAGAAGGAAACGTACAAAGGATCAGTCAATTGCTTTGGTCCGCGTGCCTGCTATGACGAAGGAAAACGTGCCGCCGAGGCTCTTTTCTACGACTACTCGCGTTTGTATCAAACGGATATTAGAGTTGTTAGGATATTCAATACTTATGGTCCTAATATGTGTGTTGATGATGGTCGTGTGGTGAGCAATTTCATTGTACAGGCGCTCAGAAATGAACCAATTACAATTTACGGCGACGGAACCCAGACTCGCAGTTTTTGTTTTGCTTCTGACCTGATTGACGCTATACTATGCGTGTGGAACTCAAATGTAAAGACCCCAGTGAATATCGGCAACCCAACTGAATTTACAATGCTTGAACTAGCTGAAAAAGTTATACAGTTAACAGGCTCCAAATCTGAAATTTCATTTCATCCTCTGCCACAGGACGATCCCAAGCAGCGCAGGCCAGACATTTCACTAGCCAAATCAATAGGTTGGGTCGGCCCAACAATTTCACTTGACAACGGACTAGAAAGTACGGTACAATACTTCCGTAGCAAATTGGAGAACACCTATGTATTCATATAATGAAGTCGTTGATCGGTTGCGTAACGAGATTCTGACAGTCACCTTCATGAAGGTCGATGGCTCAGAGCGCGTTATGAACTGCACCCTGCTCCCGCAGTATCTGCCCGAAGAT